CGAATGCTGCTTCAAACCCTTTACGAGCCTCAGTCTTTACATCAGCGTTGATTTGGTCAATTAGTTGATGTAGTCTTGGTACAAAATGTTGTTGTACTAAGTCAGGAAGTGCAAATTTTTGGTCAGCTTTGTCGATGCTGAACCCACTGAAGAAGTGCTTGTTAATTACTAATTGCTCTTCGCTAGCGTTAGGTGTGCCTAGAGAATAGCTACCAGTATATGCAGTAGGTGAGCCTGTTGGCTTTACTGCACGAGTTATACTTACAGTCTTGTTACGTGCTGCTACTAGACCCTCGATTGATGCGCCAGCTACGTTAGTAACAGCACTGGATACCATTGGTCGATTTGGATATTGGTTAGCTAGTGCTACCTCAACAAATGCCTCTGGCTCATAAATATTAAAGTTGGTATTAATTGCCATGTCTTTATAAAAGTTAAATTAAATGTTCGATTATATT